AGCGAGCCAGAGGGTTATGAGTCATCACAGGACGACATTACTACTTGTGTCGATGCGCTACTATCAAATAAAGAACTGCACTTCGGTACGTTGATTATAGAGTCTTCTGATGTAGCCGTACTAATAGCAGAAGATAACAAATTTATTTGGGCTTACACTTGGCTATCAGTAAAAAACCAAAAAGATCAAGCAAAGCTGTTATGGCTAAATAAAGAATTATCTGTTGCCACAGATTTAGTTACGGAATACATGCAGCAAAAGCAGATGATGCCAGAGATTAGGAGTATAGAATTATGATAGACTGGAAACAATTCGCAGAAACTAACAACCTAAGCGTTAACGAGTTTAAAACCGAAATACTTACAGCAGCCTCAGCCGTAGCGATGGAAATGCTAGATACAAATGCCGATAATGGTGAAGCTTTTCAGTTTAGTTGCTCTGATAAAATCTCAAAGATTAGGGTTACTTTCGAGCGTGTAGAATGACAAACGACAGCGCACCAATCTGCTCTGAGTGCAACGCAACTGATAAGCCTATGAGTAATGCAAACGGACGCAGTTGGCTTTGTGATGATTGTAGGTTACCTAGCTTAGACAGTTATAAGTTTAATAGTACTGATGCAAAAAAGCAGTTAGATAAAAAGTAAGTTCAGTAACGCGGTCTTATTTTTTAGCCTCGACATAAAAATCGGGGCTTTTTTGTATTTGTGATATAATCTTAAAATGATAGTATCATAAACATATTAGGAGTTAGCCAGTGGCGAACTTAAAGTTAACAGTTAAACAAGATAAATTTGTAAAAGCTTATTTATTGAATGGGGGCAACGCTAATCAAGCAGCAATCAAGGCCGGTTATAGTGTTAAGACATCGTATTCAATTGGTCAAGAAAACATGACAAAGCCGGCAATAAAGCATCATTTATTAATAGCAAAAGAACTTATTGAAGAAAATCTTTACAAAGGGATTATTGAAGAGTTAAGCGACCTAAGAGGTGAAGTAAAAAGGCTAAAGACTATAGTGGGTGAAGGGGGTGGAGGTAGGATGCCTACAGAGTCAAATAGATATGGAGCTTTAGAAAGAGCGGGGTTTAAGTGTCAGTGCTGTGGAGATAAGCCGCGTAAAAATAACGATGTTGTTTTGCATATTGACCACATACTTCCATTTAGCAAAGGCGGCGACAATGAAATGGACAATCTCCAATCTTTATGTGCTAGATGCAACCTTGCCAAATCAAATTTTTATGATTTTAATCATAATGAGGAGTGGTAATGGTAAAGCTAACCGTGAAGCAGGATGCCTTTGTAAAGCGATATCTTCTTAATGGAGGTAATGCCACCAATGCAGCACTAGAAGCAGGTTACAGTGCCAATACAGCCTCAGAAATGGGCTATGAAAACCTCAGCAAACCTCAAATAAAAGAAGCCATTGAAAAGCATCAAAAAAAAGGTGAAGAATCCTTTATATGGAGCAAGAAAAAGAAGCTTGAAATGCTTGAGAAGATAGCAGAAAAAGCAACTAGTTATGATCCAGAAAAAGGCATGATAAATATGGTTAGCGCCATTGCTGCAATTAAAGAACACAACGCGATGCAAGGCCATAACGCGCCCACCGAAACAGTTAGCAACATAAACGCGACTACTTCACTCGTTGAGATACTTACTGGTGGCTCTAAGCGGTGACAAATCACGACCAGGCGAAGCTTTATCTTAGCCGCATAAATAAACTAAACAATGATGAATTGGCAGATGCGCTTAGTTATAAATGGTTTAGAATGTCAACGCTTTATCACATCAAAGACAAAGCCGGTATCAAGGTATTGTTTGAACCCAATGCCGAGCAAGAAGATTTTTACCTTAATCAGCATTGCCGCGATATTATCTTAAAAGCGCGTCAGCTTGGTTTTACTACATTCAAAATGCTAATGGATTTAGACGATTGCTTGTTTACTGAAAACTTTAGCGCTGGTTGTATATGCCATGACTTGAGCAGTGCAAAAGATATTTACAGAAACAAGATACGCTTTGCGTACCGCAACATAACGCCCGGTCAAGTAGCATTACTTGCTTCATTAGGTTACACGCTACCAACGCCCACCAACGATAAAGACAACGGATATGTGTTTAGTAACGGCTCATCTATACAGGTAAGCACTTCATACCGAGGTGGTACATTACAAAGCCTGCACATATCAGAGTTCGGTAAGATTTGCCGCAAGTATCCAGAAAAAGCCAAAGAAATAGTGACTGGCGCATTTGAAGCGGTTGCGGTTGGTAATGTGATCACAATCGAATCAACTGCCGAGGGTAAGCAAGGTTACTTCTACGATTACTGCAATAATGCAGAAACCAAAGCAAAGCGAAAAGAAAAACTAAACGACTTAGATTTTAAGTTTCATTTTTACCCATGGTACCTGAATGAAGGTTACACTCTACAAAGCGATGAGCCGATACCAGAGCGCATAAGCACATACTTTGACAAGCTAACAGCGCAGACAGGCGTAGAGTTCACACATGGTCAAAAGTCATGGTATACCGCAAAAGAGCGCGACTTGCTTGATGATATGCGTAGAGAATACCCATCAACACCCAAAGAAGCATTTGAGCAATCGGTTGAAGGCGCGTATTACACTAGGCAATTTGCCAGTATTTACAAAGACGGTCGAATATGTAAAGGTTTTAAAAATGATGCTAAAATACACACAGCTTGGGATATTGGCGTAGGTGACAGCACCGCAATATGGTTTTACCAATTAATCGGTAATGAAATACACTTAATTGACTACTATGAAAACAGCGGTGAAGGCTTAGAGCATTACGCAAAGTATTTAAAAAATAAAGATTACGATTACGGCTATCATTACGCACCGCACGACATTGACAACCGCGACTTTAGTAATAATGGGCAGACCAGAAAGCAAGTGGCTGAAAATGGGTGGATAATAGATGGTCATAAGTATTGTTTATACTTTGAAGTAGTACCGAAGTTATCAATTGACGATGGTATAAACCATTCACGCAAAATGCTAGAGAGATGCGTATTTGATATGGATAAATGCAAGCGCGGTATTGAGTGCCTAGAGGCTTATAAGAAAGAATGGAACGATAAGCTTGGTTGCTGGCGTGATAAGCCGCTGCACGATTGGGCAAGCGATGGCGCAGATGCTTTTCGTTATCTTGCAGTTATTGAACAAGGCAAGTCAAAACCATACTCAGGCAAGATGCGCTTTGGTTAACTAATAAACATAGGGCTTTTTTATGACCGATACATACTTAGACCGCCATCAACGCCACGAAATATATTTACAGCGTTTAGCTAGTGAGTTGTTAAACAAATACGCTTACCCGAACCTGACCCAAGCGTATAAAGCGGCTAGGCTTATTGTGCTAGACGTTGACGACCTAAGCGACAATAGCATAAAGCGTAGAATTAACAGCGCGATACTGCAAAGTGAAAATTGGGCTGCATTGACTAAAGAGCTAACCGACACCGCGATTTATGAGGCTGGGTTTTATGCCTCAATGTTTGCAGAGGTGAATGATTTACCGATACCAATGAGAGTGCCTACAGATGCCGCTATTAGCCGAAGCGTTAAAAATGATGTAATGGTATTTGAATCATCTGCGCGCACGTTAGCAGGCACATGGGGAGAACTGGTTGCGCTTAATCTTGCATCAGTTGCGGCTACATACAATAATCAGATACAAGCCGCCAATGCGCTAGGTGAATCACCAACACAGGCGGTCACTAGAATGCGAAACATTACGCAAGGTGCTTTGATGCGTGACGCTGAAAACTTAGTAAGAACAGGGATGGCGCAACACGCGATTAATTCTCGTGAGTTGCTAATGGAAGAAAACAACGACATAGTTAAGCGTAAGTTTTTCAACGCTACCTTTGACAACCGCACAACCAAACAATGTATGAGCGCATCAAGCTCTGCAAGTAATCCTTGGTTATTAGATGACGAATCAGCGCCTAAGTTACCGCTACACTATAACGAGCGCAGTAACTACCTATATTTGATAGAAGGCCAAACAGAGCCAGAAGGTACCAAAACAGCCGTTAGTGGCAAGGATACCGAGGAAGCGAGAGAGGCATTCGATAAACGACAGGCGCGATTAAATAAGCGCAGAGACAACCCAGCGATTGATGGTAAAACATCTAGCCAAGTGCGCTACAGGGGCAGACGCGACCAAGACATATTTGATGTTAACCAAGTCACAGAAAGCAAGTCATCTACTTGGCTACGTAAACAGCCAAGATACTTTGTAAACGATACGCTAGGTCCACAGCGCGCAGCATTGTTTTTAGATGAAGGATTCGCGCTTACTAAGTTTACTGATATGACGTTTAGACCGTTAACGTTGGCGCAGATTAGGGCTAATGGTGCTTAGTAAAACTTGCACACTAACAAAATCCTATATTAATGTTATAATGCTAATATTATACAAAAAAGTGTGCAAAAATGATTGATACTATTACACAGTTAAACGAACTATCAACGATGATGCCAGCCGTTAAAGCGGTGCGTACAGCGGTCAAAGGTGGCACATTCGTTAAACGTGCAGGCTATGTGTATTTGCCTCACCCCAGCCAGATTGACCAGAATACAAAAGAGGCGCAAGTGCGCTATCAGATGTACCTTGCAGGCGCTGACTTTTCAGAGTTCCCCGGTCAAACACTCACGACAATACTTGGTAAGTTAGCTGTTGAAAAACTAGACTTTGAACCACCAGAACAGTTAAATTATTTAATTGATAATGTGGACGGTGACGGCCTTTCATTTGACGGTTTAGCTAAGTCATGCGCGTCTAACATCCTACAAGTTAAGTGGCATGTATTGGTAACTGATTATCGCGGCTTGTCTGACGTTGATACACAAAGCGTTTCAATTGCTGATATTGAAGGCGTAGAGTTACGCGCGAATATTAAGCAGTACAACCGCGAATCTGTATTTGATTACGGTTACAAGCGTATTGGCGGTGTAATGCAATTGAGTTACTTACTGCTTAGAGAGTTATCGAAGTCATCTAAGAAATCGGTAGGCGTTAACCTTGAAGATGATATTGAAACATTTCTATTGTTATCGCTTGATGAAGATGGTAATTATTATCAGCAAAAGGTAGTCAAAGCAGAAAAAGGGTATGTAGAAAGTGAGCGTAACTATGTCACAGTTGCAGGCGCACCGCTTAAATGGCTACCGGTTGAGATTGCATCAGATGAAGAATTGCCAGCCGGAGAGCTACCCGACCAGCTAGGATACCTTGAAGGCATAGTTAACCTTGCGTATTCTCGTTATCGTGTCAGCGCTGACTACAAAGAAGCGATAAGAAACTTACCACCTACAACTTACGTTAGCGGTATGACCGTATCAAAGCATGAGCAATTCACCGAGACAAACGGGCGTGATTATGTTGCCACCGGCGCAGGCTCAGTGAACTTTTTACCAGAGGATGTAACGGTAAAGATTGAAGGGGCAAACACTCAGCTAGAAGGTTACGAGCGCTTTTTTGATCAAAACGCCAAAGGTGTACGCGCTCAGGGTGGAAGCTTTGAAGATGATGACACTTCGCAAAAGACAGCGACAGGTGCAAACATTGATAGTTTTAATCAGACCGCAAAGCTAGGCGGTTTAGCGTCATCACTTGAGGAAGCACTAAGGCGCTCAGTATTGTATTGCGGTATGTTTGAAGGGCTTTACGGTCAAGATGATATTGAAGATAACCTCGACCAGATACAGTTAAGATTACCGCGAGACTTCGCCACCGCTAAATTGACACCAGAAGAAGGATTGATGTATCTAAACTTTAAACAAAGCGGTGATATTAGCCAAGCTGAATTCTTGCGTATTATCGTACAGGGTGGCTTAACGGTCAGCGATGTAGAAACAATTGAGGGTGAGTTATCACTACAACCGCCACCACTTTTGACATAATTAACTAAACGTATTAAAATTAGATTAAATCAGCCAATCGTATTGGCGTAAATACCAACACTTAAAAGGCAGTGCCATAAAATGAGTGACTATACACAAGAACAGTTTGACGAATTACCAGAGTTTGCAAAGAAAGATTATATTGAAGTGGATGGTGTTTATAAACATGCCGGGTTTGTTAAAGTTAAGCAAACCGCGAATGAGATAGACAAGAAAGCCAAAGACTTTGAGAGCAAATACGGTGAGTTAACTGGAAGGCTAAACGACTTTGAAAGCAAAGAAGCGGAAAAAATACAGCAAGCGCGGAAAGAAGCCTACGACAAGGCGCGGAGCGAGGGCAATACGGACGAGCTAGAAAGGCAGTGGCAAGAAAAACTAGCAGATGCCGAGCGCAGAGCCGGGGAGTCTGAGACTAAATACAAAGACCGCATGTTAGGTTTGGCCGTTAAGCAGCAAAGTGCCATAGCCAGTGAATTATCAGAACACGCGACAACAGGCGGCAAGGCAGCATTTAAACGACTTGTTTTATCCTACATTAAAGTAGACGCTGAAACAGGTGAAGAAACATATTTAAACGATGATGGCAGTGCTAGCTCGTTGAACAAAGCTCAGTTTATTGATGAGTTGAAAAAAAGCGAAGTGTTTAAACCGTTAATAGCCGCAACTTTAAGCGCTAACGGTGGTGGCTTTGCACATGGTAACAATGGTGGCAGTGCTCCAGGTGTTAGTAAGAAGTTTCAAGAATACTCTGGCGCAGAGCTAAAAGAGATTAGGGCAACAAACCCGACACTTTACGAGCAACTGAAAGCCGCACATTTAAACAGTAAATAAAGGAAAGCTATCATGGCACTAACTAGACTATCAGACATCATTGACGTAACAGTATTTCAAGATTTACCAGCCGTAAACTCGCCTATTAAAAGCGCGTTTTTCGAGTCTGGTATTATTAACGCAAACCCACTTCTTGACAGCCTAGCAAGCGCAGCCGGTAAAACTGCTGAACTGCCATTTTGGAAAGATTTGGACGGCACATCAGAGGTTAACTACTCCAATGATGACCCGACTGACGTTGCGGCAACACAAAAGATTACACAAGGCGAACAGAGCGCACGTAAGGCATTTATTAACAAGGGTTGGCAAGTGGCAGACCTAGCTAGTGAAGTCGCTATGGGAACTCGTGCAATGGACGCTATTCGCGCTCGTACCGATACGTATTTCATGCGTCAATGGCAGGCTCGTTTGATTGCAACTACCAACGGTATTTTGGCCGATAACGTTGCAAATGACAGCGGTGATATGGTAATTGACGTTGCAGCCGAAGCAGTTGCAGACCAGACAAAAGACACACGCTTTAACCGCGATGCTTTCACTACTGCTGTATTTACTTTAGGCGATGCTTCTAGTGAGTTAACCGCAGTTGGTTTTCACAGTGCAGTATTAGCGCAAGCCGTTAAAAACGACGACATTGTTTATATGCCTGATTCACAAGGCAGCTTAACTATCCCAACTTACATGGGTTTACGTGTAATCGTTGATGATGGTTTGACTGTTACGGCTGGCACTACTGACGGCTTTAAATATACGTCTGTATTGTTTGGTAATGAAGCATTCGGCTATGGTGTAGGCTCACCAGAAGTACCTGTTGAGATTGAGCGCTCTGCTGCACTTGGTAACGGTGGCGGTATTGAGACATTGTTTATCCGCAACACTTGGATACTACATCCGTTCGGTTTCCAGAACACTGGAACGCCAAGCGGTGTAAGTTATACCAATGCAGAGCTTGCCGGTGCAGGTTCTTGGGATCGAGTTGTCGAGAGGAAAAATGTACCACTTGCATTTCTCGTTTCAAATTAACATATAGTTAACATTAAAGCGTAAACGTATATAATAAAAAAGGGGCTTAATTGCTCCTTTTTTTAATAACTTTAAGGTGTAGATTATGAGCCTCAATCAAGATGGTTTAGTACCCGGTCAGCCGGTGGATTTCGAAACGCTAAAAAAAGTCGAGCGACTTAGGCGTAATGCTGTAGTAGAATGTGAGATAAAGCAACCTGCAAAGCCAAAAAGGAAAGCCAAAAATGAAACCGTACAGCCTACCAAATAGCAACGCAACTAGAGCTTATTTAAGTATACTGGCAAACAAAAAGCGCAAGAAAGCCGCCAAAGAGTAGAGGTTTAAATTATGCTAGTACTTGGCACAAACACATATTTGTCATTAGTTGACTTTAAAGCGTGGCTCACCTTGCGTGGCTATTCCTTTGCTGACTACACAGATGAGCAAATAAATTCAGCTTTAGTAATAAGCGCGCTGGATTACATCACAACCACATTTACATTTAAAGGTAAAAAGCTACTTGAAACGCAGCCTTTACCCTTGCCAACAGATGAGGTTACCATTGCTAACATTGAAAGCGGTGCCGCACAATCAGCTTGGCAACATTTAAACGGCCGTTTGTTTGTATCCATGGATGAGCAGAATGTAAAGGGTAATGTGATTGAAGAAGAGAGCAAAATTGATGTGCTAGAAGAAATGACCAAGTACCAAGAAGGCACAGCATTAGCTAGTAAGTTTAGTACTACTCTAATACGCGCAATGCTAAAGCCTTACATTATCGGCACAAGCAACCTGTACAGGGTTTAATTATGGCTAAATTTGATTACGCAAAGGCACTAATCACAGCGCAGCGCTTAATTGATAAGTTTGGCGATGCAGGTACGGTAACTAAACAAGGTCAGCAAGGCGGCTTTGATGAGTTTGGTAATTCAACGCCCAACACACCTGACGTAGTTATAAGTGGCAATATAACACCATTACTATCATTTACGTCTAACGAAATAGACGGTGAGTTTATTTTATTCACAGATGCCTACGTCTTTTTTGACAGTGAACAATTGCCAGAAATAGGGATGACAATACAGGGCTTGCGTGTGGTGAATGTAGACAAGCTTACATCCGTTGGCGGTGTGCGCGTCTACTGCAAATTACAGTTGCGTAAATAATGAACCAATTTGCTAAGATTGCCGCGAACAACAAAGGGCGAATGAAAAAGATTGCCAAGCAAGCCTATGTTGTGACGGTGCAAAAAGTTAACCGTAGAACGCCAGTGGATAGCGGATTATTTAAAAACAATTGGTTTACGGCTTTAAATGCTCCCTCACAGCAAACTACCCAACGAATAGGTGGTACTTTTGGCGAGCCTCAATCTAATGCGGTTGATGATGCGCAAGGTATTCAATTCGACATAGGTGATACGTTATTTTTAACTAACTCGCTACCCTACGCTGAACGCTTGGAGTATGGTTGGTCGGCTCAAGCGCCTGCAGGGATGGTTAGAATTTCAGCAGGAGAATGGGATCAAACCGTCAACAAAGTAATAAGGCTAACCCAATGATTAATAAATTAAGCGTAGCAAAGGCGCTAGGTGACAAGCTAAGACAAGTTTGCATTGATAACGACTTCACGCTAATACCCGAGGGTGCAACCGTTGAGACTAGCGTTACAGGCTCTTATGTCAGCGACTTTGTTTTATACGGTGACGATAATGCAATAGGCATAGCTGATATCAGTAGCGATATAATGCTCGGTATTTATCAGATTAATTTATTGACACCGCTAACGCAAAACGGTGGCAAGTGGGTATCGCTATCAATGGCGCAAATAATTCAAAGCGCATTTAATCGCGGTTTAACGCTAACGAATAACGACCAGGCATTGCGGATTAAAAGCACATCACTAAGACAGCTTACTAAAACAGAAACGCATTATGTTCATATTTTAAGTGTCAGCTTTAGCGTAATTTACTAAATCTGCAAACCTGTGTTAAAATATAAACTGGATGATTAATTAATTATTGTTATTTACCTTTAAAGGAAATTTATTATGACAGCAAGAACATCAGCCGGTACAGTTGTATCAATCGGGCCAGCACCAGCTACATTAAACGCAGAAGGCTTTAATGCCGTAACAGTGCAGGCCATTGGCGAAGTTACAGACGCAGGTGAATACGGTAAAGTATTTGCTTTAGTTACTCACAACCCACTTTCAAGCCGTAAAACTGAAAAGTATAAAGGCTCGTTTAACAACGGCTCTATTACTTTAGCTTTAGCGCTTGATGAAGCTGACGCTGGGCAAGTAGCCGCACGCTCTGCCTTAGAGACAGACGACAGCTTCACCATTAAAGTGACCAAGCAAGATGGCTCTATTGACTTCTTTACGGCACAAGTTATGTCATTCACCACCTCAATTGGTAGTGTCGACTCTATTGAGTCAGGTTCAATCATGCTTGAGATT